AGTATAAGTCTCATGAAACTTTTTAGAAAGAGAAAAGAAAAACCCCACCGAAGTGGGGCCAATCAGGATTAGGCTTTCGACATCTTCTCTTTGACGTATTCCAGCTTTTCAGCCATGTCGCCAAGCAATGCAGCGACCACGGTGTTGCTTGTGTCTGCGTGGCGCATGCGCTGGTTGAACTCAGCCTCAACGTGACGGATGCGCTGCTCACGCTCTGCCAGTTCGATGCTGTCCAGTTTTGCCTGTTGCTTGCCAGCCTGCAGGATTTTGTCGGTGTCGAGCGTCTGGTGCAGATCATACGTCCGCTTCCCATTCGCAAACCACGAGTCGCTGCGGTCAGCCGTGGCCACTTCAAAGCGTTCGTCGGTGCCTGTGTCTTTGTCCACATCCTGAGAACGATTGGTTCCCACGTCATACTGTGCGGATTGCCCAGCGCTTGTGGCCCCAGCCGATTGTGCAGCGTCTAGGTCTGTATTTGCATTAGCAGTCATAGTCTTTCCCTATCTTTCGGTTGATGTTTTCTGACTTAGCCTGAGGCTACTCGTCAGCAGGTGGGTTCTTGCCTGAGCCGCCAGCGGCTGCGTCGTCGAAGTTGTGGCGGTCAGAGGCCGTGTCACCGGGGTTGTTATTGCCCTGATGGTTGCTGCCTGTGCCGTGCCACGCATCAACGTGCTGTGATTTCTCAGACGAGTTGTCTGACTTACCGCTCGCGTTCGCGGCTACAGCCAGCCCCAGCACAATCAAAGTTGCATAGAAGTATTTCATCTTTTTCCCTTTCATGTTTCGGAGCCGGAAGCCTAGCACGGCAGTTTCCAAAAACGAAACAGTCTGTTTCAGTTGGCCTGCATCTGCTGTTGAAGCAGAAGAAGTATCTGATCAAGGTCTTCACCTTGCGACCGTTGCTCATTTTCGATCCGCTGAACTTGCAGCCGGGTTTCGCCTTGGCGCGCAATTAACTCGCGTTGGATCAATTCGATGTCTTCCTCGTTTTCATCGACACCTTCACCCAAATCCCAGATTTCATCGCCGTGGCTTCCGATCTGCATTTGTGCCGTGGTGGCGCTGGCCACTAGCCCAGCCGCAATCAAAACCAGCGGCAGGAACTTCATGTAATCGGCCATCTGCGTTACTGCAGAAATTGGTTAGCGACCGCGAGAACAATGACTGCAACCACAAACACCCCGATCATCATTCCCTTTTTTGTCTTGAGAAATTCACGCATAGCTTATCCCCTCAGGTTAAAAGTTATCATTTGCAGGACTTTACAGAAGTCTTCTCAAAAAGAAAGGGCGATCCGAAGACCGCCCATCTCAAAAGTTATGTGGAACTTCTTAGGAAGCGCCGGGTGATCCGAAGATACCCAAGGGATCAGAAACTCCGAAGGAATATCGTTCGCGGGCTTTGTAGCGCACGTTCCCTGTATCAAAATCCCCGTCCATGCCCGTCGCCATAGCAGTCCGCACGAAGTGCTTCATGCCGTTTGGAACGTCTGTGGTCAGGAACCAAGCATCGCTGTCCGTCAGATAGTGGTTGACGCGGTAACCCTGTGGGATTGAACCGTTCGACTTGATTGCGTTGATGTCGTTGTCTGCAGTGCCGACGCGCATTTCTGTCTCAAGGAGACGAGTTGCAACGAACATCAGTGCAGGTGGAACGATCATCTTGCGCGGCTGCGCAGCAATCAAGAGACCACGTTCGTCAGTGAAGGCAGCGATATCAATCACAGCCTGCTCAAGCGAAGTCTCGTTCAAGTCAGCGTCAGTAGCCAAGCGGTTGGCATTGCTGCTTCCCGCTACGGTTGGGTGAGCAGTGCTGAATAGAGCAACGCCGTCGCCACCGATATAGGTGGTGAAGCCGCTGTTCAGGAGCGCTGCGCCCTTGACCTGCTTGGTGTAGGCCATGCCACGGGCAAGAGCCTTTGTGTACCGAGCCGACAGTGCGTCGTAGAGGTTATCTTCGACAGCCTCTTCGGTGATCGAAAAGCCCATTGCCACGGTTTCGTGGTTGTAACGAGCAGTGAAGGACTCTTGAGCGTTGTCATAAGAGATCGCAGAACCTTCAGCCTTAACGGGGGCAGCCCCAAAGCCTGAAAGCTTTACCTCTTCCTCAAAGCTACGCTCTGAAGACTCGGTTTCATAAATCTCCGCATGCTCGTCTGTGTACTTTTGGTACTCAAGACCGAACAGTGCGTTTAGACCCGGCTCAAGTTCCTTCATAAGTTGGGCGCGTGAAATAGCCATGTTCTAGCCCTCCTTAAAGGCCAACAGCGTTTGTGGCGCTATTGTATCCGAGGTTGAATTTGACCAGAACGTCAGGAAATGCGTCCCCAATCGGTGAAACTGCAGAGACGATGCGGAAAGCCGCGGTCGTCGTAACAGTTGTGGACTCCAATGCGGACGTCGAGTTTCCAGTGGAAGTGCTTCCAGTGGATGTACTCTGCGCTGCAGCGAAGAACGTGTTCGCGCCAATGTCAGACTGGTCGATAGCGCCATCCATCTGTCCTTGGAACAATACGTTCGGATCGTCTACAACATACGCCTTGATTGAGGTGCCTGTTGGTGCTGCGTAGCCAGTAGGGTAATACTGAGCGAATGTCAGCTTGCCTTTGGCGTCAACATATTCGCAACCCACAAACACACCAAGCGAACCTGTGAGGGTCGTGCCTGTTGGAAATGCGTTTGTCGTGCCATCGGCACCAGTTGCGTCGGAAAGTGCGATGTACCCATCAGCGCCAATATGAACGACTTGACCGTAGAAGAGGTTTGTTGCCTCACCTGCGGGGTCGATCAGATACTGGGTAGTTGCCCCAGCATATGGCAGGCCATCAGCACGTTTTACGGGCTTTAACCCGTATGGAGCGGCAGTAGTAGCCATGATCTTCTCCTTAGTGCGTTACAAAATAAAAGCTGTATTCAGCTTTCGGATGAGGTCACGCGCGTAGAACGCTCAGGCTTGAGCATTGGCATACGCGGGTCAGATTGGCGCAGATAAGAATTGTCTACAGCTTGCATTTGGCCTTCAGCCTGCATCTGTTGTGCATGTCTACGTTGTTCCATCAATTCGGCAGGACATTTACAGAGGATCAGTCCGCCCACTTCGATGTTGTCAGGGAAGCGTGAGTCTAAATCACTCACGATTTTAAGTTCAGGGTAATCTCCCGCTCTGACTGGTTCCCAGCCTTCACGGAATTTGGATGAGACGTTCTTCGTGTCTGATGTTCCCGCGATAGAAGTGCGGACCCACCGGAACACGTAACCATCTTCAGCGTCAGGCGTCGGCAAAAGTTCCGGTCTCTGCCATGTGCGCTTGCGCTCATCAGCCTGCCGGGTCTCTGTTTGTCGTGGTTTGCGATCAGCCATTAGCCCTGTTCCTTCATTAATTGCGCCGCGTATTGTTCGTTGGTTAATCCAAGTCTCTTGGCGAGGGAGACCTGCGTCTGCGTTAGGCGAACTTTGCGTGGTTTCTTTGACGAACTTCTGCTCGCCGGGGCCACCACGGTAGCCTTTCGAGGAGATGGATCGCCTGACACTTCCTCAAAGTTTTCTGGAAACCTTTTTCTCATGTTTTTATCAATCTGTCGATAGTATTCATCAGTGTCTGGTTGAACGCCTTTGTTCTGAACCAAATCCTGATGAACGCCATAGACGAATGATGTCATCATTGGGTCTTTCTGGAACCACGTATTCTTCTCCGCCCACTCAAGAGCGCTGGCAGTGGGCTTCGGCGCTTGAGGTCGCTGCTGTGGCTGCTGCGCTGGCTGCTGTTGTGGCTGCCGCTGCTGCTGCGGCTGAGACTTGTACTGCGTCAGACGGTACTTTTCGTTCTGCAGTGTGCTAAGCTTTTCCTGCGCTTCAAGCAGCTTGTCGCTGTCCCCGCTTTCATAAGCTTCCTTGTACTCGCGTTTGATTGCCGCCAGTTGCGCTTCAACCCGACCCTCTGCCTGAGAGTACAAGACTGTCTGTCCCTCGTTCACCATCTTGCGAAGGCGCTCTGCCTCCTGTGTGGCCCGCTGAGCCTGTGCGATGGCTTCGTCCGAAAGTCGGCTGGCCTCTTCTCTGGCCCGACGCTCCTCGTGAAACTCGTACTTCAGCTTCTTGATCCGCTTCTGGACCGACTCGCTGTAGTTTTCAATTTCATCGTCGTCTGGGATTTCAGGCTCTGCGCCTTCAGCGCGACGTGCGCGACCTCGGTCCTCCTCCGGCGTATCGTCTACAATCTCCAGTTCAAAGTCATCATCGCCAGATGACTCAACTTCTACTTCCTGATCGTCGTCCTCAATCTGGTCTTCTTTTTTTTGTGCTTCGCCCATAATCAAGCCCTTTCAAATCCTGTTGGATCATCGACAGTAGCTTCGATGCTGTCGTCATTGATCAATCGGAACTCTGTGTCTCCAACCTTAAAGCGGGTTCCTGAGTAAGACCGGAACACCACGAAGTTACCCTTCTCGCAGTATGGACCATCAGGAAACTTTTCCTTGTCCTTGTATGCGGATGGGCCGAGACCGACGACGAGGCCAATGATTGACGCCGTTGTTTCTCGTTGCTTCAGTTCGTCTGGGAGGAGAACGCCGCCTTTCGTCGCTGCGTTGACGTCTGGCATTGCGATGAGGATTTTGTAGCCAACTGGCTCTGGGAGTTTAAGCTGATCCCGCAGCTTGTCTGCGACTTCCGTCGAATACATTAGACTTCCTTGCAGCGATTAAGGTTCGCCGTAACCAGCGTGGACCTACCACGATGGCCGGAAAGTTACATGGAACCTTTCAATCTTCAAGAAATTTCTTCTCGTACTCTTCGTGGTTTTGCAGGATCATCATCAGTTCCTTGATACCCCCGGCGACAAACTTGTAGTCCCCAAGGGTATCACACTGGTTCCGTGTAAGCTGCTCTGTGAGGGCTTCGATCCGTGCTTTGATGTCACGGATCAACGCATCAAGCATCTCAGGTTCCATCGGAATTGCCCTTGTCTACAATGTTCACCTCTTTGCCTTCGTACTGCTTCTGCCTCAGGTCGTTTGCAATTTCCTGAGCCATCTTGATGCTGCTTGCAACGCCATCTTTAAACTCAACAGCCTGCTCTTTCGCAACGTCAAGGTTGAGGCGGGCAGCCGCGCGCTGCTCCTCGCTCTCAAGGCGCTCCTGCATATGCTGGAAGTTTGCGCCCTTGGATACGCCATCCTGCTGTATCTTCATCATCTCGCGCTCATGCCGCTTCTCGACGTCCAGACGCTTGATCGCAAGTTCCTCTTTCTGCATTTGGGTCAGCGGGTCTTCTTCCTGCCTCTTCCGCTCCATCTGTGCAGCTTCCTGCTTGTTGCGCCCAAGAAGCTTATCTGCAGCTTCTGCCGCAAGTTGCGAAACCTTGATCTCGACTTCCTCTGGGAGTTCTTCATTTGCAGCGGGAAGCGGAACACCAAGGCTTTTCTCAATCTGTTTTCTGTATTCAAACGCGATATGCTCAGTGACGTGAGCCGACATCGCAGCCATGATGGCTTCAGCGAACGGAGATTGCCCTACCATCTGCATGATCTTCGGGTCTTGAGCCGCGGCCATGTGGACACGGATGTGGCTCTCATGGTCCTGATACTGGAACGCCTGAACCGCCTCCTGATTGAGGATGGCCATGTTCTCTGTGACAGGGTCTTTGGCCGTGATGTCCTCTGGAAGCTGAACGATCTGATCTGCGTTCTCAATGCCAAGGGTCTCAAGCATCTGCCTGTGAAGCATCGCCTGATTGTAGAACTGAGGTGCCTGTGCAGAAAGCTGCAGTGCTGCCTGATAGGAGACAACGCGCTGGGCTGCCGTGCTGGCGTTCGGGTCTGATACCGGGATGACGTCAACCTTGCTGCTGAAGTCAACGCTCCGGTCAAACTCTTCATCTTCGTCGTATGCGTATTGCGGCCCCATGAACTCGCCAATCACCTTGGCGACCAGACGCAGTTCCTTCTTCAGCGCTGCGTGGAGGCGGGCCTGAACGGAACTCATAACCTTCTGCTCACGCTCAAGCAGGGCGAATGTCGTTCCAACGGGCATTTCACCGCTTATGTTGGCAAGGTCGCTCTCTGCAACGGAGCCAATCTTGCGCGCTTCTGTCGTCACCTTGTCGAGCAGGTTGTACAGAACGGCTGACGGTTCCTTGAATGGCAGGAATGTAATGCTGTCCTGAATACGCTGGCCGGGGACATCGACGTCCCTGAACTCACCGGGCTGGAACGGAGTGTTGTCGCCCTTGATGCGAAGACCGCGAGACTTCAGACCAGCGGGGAGGTTGGCCAATGTGCCAGCATCAATAAGCTGACGCAGCAATGCTGTTGCTGTCTTGGTCAATCCGCCGAGAAGGTGGATCAGTCCCGTACCGTAGAAGCCGAGGCCGGGGAGGTATTTGTAATGGACGAAGTGCATCATCTTGCGCTTGCGCGTGTCATCCTCCTCCCAGTTCTTGCGAACCGACAGAACAATACCAGACGACTTGTCGATGGTCACAACGTATGGACGAGCCAGAGTGTCTCCATCGTTGTAATCGTCTGACAGCTTCAGGTTCGTGTGGATTTCAAGAAGCGTGTGGCGGTCGTCCGAAACCATGCCGGGGTTCTCTTCCCCTGCAATCTCGTCATACTTCTGCTGAATGTCCGTAAACTCAGGCGCTGGTGCGGCGATGTCGATGTCTCGGTAGAAGCCTGCATCCTGCAGTTCCTCCAGTTCATCCCCTGTCTTCTTCATGACGTGAGTGATGCGCGCAGCGTTCTGCAGATCATTCGCACCGTAGTTCACAACAATGTCTTCTGCTGGGACAAATGGAACAGCGGGGCGTTCGAAGAGTGGGTTGTAATAAACCTTCTTGAAGGCGGAGCCAGCCATCGGAAGGTGAAACAGCATTTGCTCCGTTTCGTCGCGATACTCGCTCATCTCTTCGGTGCATTGATAGTTCAACTCAGCCTCGACGCGCTGAGACTGCTTCAGCTTCTCTGGCGTGCGCTTGCCGACAATCTTTGTTCTCGCCGGACCTGACGCTGGGAACAGTTCGTCAATGGCCTGTGCTTGGAAGCGGATGATGCTTTCTGTGAGAACCGGGTGGAAGACGCCGGACGCGCCTTCGAAAGGCTGGTTCCTGTCTTCGATCTTCATGCCCAAAAGGTCCATGCCCTTCACATAGGCGTCTGCCCATTCTGAGCGTGATCGACGGTCTGCCTCGAACTCTTCGCGAAGCATGCCTGAGATGTCAGCAAGTTCCTTTTCAGGAATGTAATCTGCAAGGTTTGCGTCATGCGGGATTTCAACGATGCCGTCACCGTCTTCATCGAACTCTTCCATGATCTCATCAGTCGGCATGATGATATCAATTTCGATAATCTCAGCGTCCATGATTTCTTCTGGTTCTGGAGTTTCAAGTCTGCGTTCGATTGCCATCAGTAGTATTCCCTTACTTGCCGCATGCTCTGGACTTCATCCTCGTCCATATCTGTTCTGATCCATCCGCCTTGGCGGAACCTCAGCAAAGCCTGAGTCATGCTGTCAACGTAGTCATCATGTTCGCCAGCGGGGAATGCGGCGCACTCTTCGATCACATCATCAGCCCACTTTCTGCCGTCAGGCACCCAGACCATACCAGAAGCAAAAAGATCAGTCACTGCATTTACGCGGGCCACTTTGTCTTGCCCTCTGGATGGAGCGAACTCCAGCACAGGAATGCCCATCGCTCTCAGTTCAAAGATAAGCGGCGCACCGGACGCCTTCTTCTCCACAACAATCTGATCCGGCTCCCACTCAACCCAATTCCGATATGCCTGCTGCTTCAGTTCCGGGAACTCCATCTTCTCCTTCATGGCGTCCAGAAGGATCAACTGTGGCACCGTTACTCCCTGATCATTCGGGCCATAGAAGATGCCCCAAGTTGTACACGCGCTATAGTCTGATCGCTGCGTCTTCAGGAACGCGGTGTCCCATGACTGAATGATCCCCTCGCACTGCGGCATGTTTGGCTTCGTCCACTTGCGCCACCACTCACGCTTGATCAAAGCGCCCTCCTCAGAGGTGGGGTTCTGCTGGTACTGGGCGTTCCACTTGGGCCGCGGCAGTTCTTCCTGCAGGGCTTCCAGTTCTTTCTGGGACCAGAACTCAGGCCACAGAGGCTCGCCAGAAGGCATGAGCGCTGGAAGTTCGATCACCTCCCAGTGTTCCCCTTTATCCGTCTCGACAGACTTCTTCATAATCTGCCCGGTAAGGTCACGTAGTGACCAGCGCGTCATAACCACGACAATCGCAGCACCCGGCTGTAGACGCTGTCTGGGGCCTGATGTGTACCACTCGTAGACCTTGTTATAGACGTCAGCGTTAAACTCGCCCTGAGCCGCCTCCTGCTCGCTGTGAGGGTCATCAATGATCAGGACGTCAGCGCCTTTACCAGTCATGACGCCGCCAACACCGACAGCGAAGTATTCGCCGTTCTCGTTTGTGTTCCACCGACCAGCAGCCTTTGAGTCAGCGCGCAGGTGAACGTCAGGAAATATCTCCCTGTAGTCGGAACTATCCACAAGGTTCCTGACCTTACGTCCGAAGCCAACAGCCAGTTCGGCGGTGTTCGATGCCTGAATGATTTTCTTTGACGGGTCGCGGCCAAGGAACCAAGCCGGGAGAAGGTATGATGCAAACTCAGACTTTGTATGACGTGGAGGCATGTTAATTATCAGGCGCTTCAGTTCCCCACGGGCCACCTTCTCGAAAGCCTCGGCCATGATCTTGTGGTGTCGCCCACCGATGAACCCCGGCCAGACATGCTCCACGAAAGGCATGAACTTGTCCTTAGCCTTCTCAAGGGATCGCTTGTCGTTGATCACCTGAATTAGCTTCATAACCTCCTTGCGCTCATTGGCGGGGAGATGTTCGGCAGCCTGCCAGACTTCAAGAAGTTCGGTATCATCCATTTGTTATATGTAACTTTTTGAACGACCAACGCAAACTAGAAACGATAATCCAATTTCAGGAGGTCCATTGCAAATCGGTCAGAGACCGCAGCCTTAGCCTTTTCGTTGTAATATTCTTGGTATGCCTTCCGGTCTTGGCTCTTGTGGAGGTGTGGCAGTTCTTGCTTTTCGATGCCGATACGCTCGGACAACTTGGACACCCCGCTCTGGAGTTCTTCAAAGCGCATCACAAAGTTGCACTGGCAGGTCCAGTGGAGTTGTGACGTGCGCTTAAAGTCGATCCCCGGTGCTACCACCCAATCCAAGCCCATGACCCAAGCATTAAAGTCACCTTCCCCCTTCGTGGCGTAGTGCCACCCCGACACCAGCCGATCAAACGGGTTGCGGACGACCACAGCCCTAAGCCGTTTCTTTTGAAGTGAGTCAAACTCACGGATAGAAAAGTGCTGGTGTCCGTGTTCAACGCCTCCAGCGGCCAGCAGAACCTCCCTGACAGACTTGCTTGCCGTCTTCGGGTTCTCAACGAAGATGTAGTCTTTGCCTACAATCATTCTATCCTCGGCCTTTGATACGCCTTCAGCGGGATCAACTGCTCATGACGGTGCCTCTTTGTCCTTATCGCAAGGTATTCAAAGATGCCCTTCCCCCTTCTCGCCCTGCGTTGGGTCAGTTCAACCATGCCTTTTTCATAAAGGTAATACGCATGCTGTCCTGATGGCCCGCGAAGGGATCGGCCAATATGGTATATGATTATGTCACCGGGCATAGAATTAGTGAAAGCGTTCTGGAACTTCTCAAGGTTTCCAGAGCCATTGTGTTCTGCCATTGTTGTCACCACTCGTATTTAAATCTGTAGAAGTCTGGCGCAAACCTGTCCTCCACAATCCTCCTTGTGACAGAACTCAGCACATCACGATAATGAGCGCCATCTCTGCCATCAGACTTATTCTTAAACATCAATGGCTTATGGTCAAGCCCTACGAGCAAACAGAAGTCCTCATACTCATGCTCAATGTTTTCAAAGCGCATGACTCTGTTGCACTGGTTGGCCCAAGCCATCTGCGGAACACGCATGATGTCCAGCCCCGGCCCCGAAGGCTCTTCTGACTTCTTCGTCAGCCACGACAGCATGTTTCCCGGAGCGCCCTGACCAAACCACAAAGAGACAATCCGGTCGTATGGGTTGCGCACGACGACTGCCCTGACCTTTGGGAGTTCCTTCATCGTATCGTGCAGTATGTTGTGCGGGCCGCCCAAGCGATGCGCTTGAGGGTCTACGCTTTGCAGGCTGTTTGCCCATGAGGTTGATGCAGTCTTTGGGTTTCTGATGAAGACATATTTTTCAGACATAATCACAGGATTATCACCCACAAAAGTATCACCCACCCTATCACAATCGGTGCAATCACTTTTAATGCTTGGCCCCACGACCGAAACATTCCCGGCTTCTCATCCATATTATTCTCCCTTGATGTTGTAATAAACTGAAACTGCTACGAGGACTGCAGCGATCCAGAAGATAGTTTCTATGATCACCAGCAGCCCCCGCAACTTATGTTTTAGTCTTCTTTCTTGCCTTCAGCAGTCTCAGTTCCTTCATGCGTGAAGTCTTCACGGTCATGCTTGTTGCCATCTTTCCCGTTGGCATCTGAGTTGTCGCCATCTGGTGGAGGTGGTGGTGGAGGTGGAGGTGGTGGTGGTGGTGGAGGTGGAGGTGGAGGTGGACAGTGGCCCTTACAGCCCGGCGGTGGAGGTGGTGGCGGAGGTGGCGGAGGTGGTGGACACTCGCTCTCGCACGATGGCGGTGGAGGTGGGGGTGGTGGAGGAAGCGGACGGTCTCGGTCCCTACACGCTGGGAGAGGGTCCGTTCCTGCCCTGTATAGGCCACGAGGCCAGCTTGGTGTGGACTGTGGGCATCTCAGCCATTCAGGGCGTGGCTCAGGCTGTGCTGATACCACTACCGCTACGTCACCTTTCCCTCCCAAGTATGGTGCGTTGTAGTCGGTGATTGGTTCTGGCTGCGCACACGCAAGAAGCGCAAACGGTGCCATCAATAAAATGTTCTTCATTTGTCTATCCTTCGCTTGTAGGTTATTTCGCCCAGCCTACCTTCGTCCCTGTAAATACTAACTTCATTGCGGACGTGCTGAGCATCACAATTAAGGAATACGGCGACGTCTTCGACACCGTACCCCTGCTTTAACAGCGCTTTCACTGATCGTGACCACGCTGTATTCTCATCGGCTTTCGCCATCTACTGTTCCAGTCTTCACCTTGTTGTACCTTTTGATCGCGCTTGCCGCGACCTTCAGTCCTTCCGTCTGATCAAGACCTTCCCAGAACTCATGGGGAAACTCCTCACCCCAGTCTGCCAATATCCGCCTGATAAACAACTGTATATCGGGGTGGGTGGAAAGTTCTTTGTAACTTTTGCTCATCAGCATAAGGCCAGCCACATACGGCCAGCACCTATCGTTGATTGATGACATCATAAGCTGATTGCCCATCTCCGCTTCAGTCACGTAGTCGTTGGCAATCGCGTCCAACAATTCGTCGTCAAATTCCTGAACGCTCATTTTGAAGACCTCAATGCCTCGGCCAGCATTTCAGCGTGAGCCGTGTAAAAGACATAGCTTACCTTCTCCTGATCGGCGGCCTTCCGAATTTCCACGCGGGCTATTGTGCCATCCCGGTGACGCTTCACAAGATACTGGTTGAGCGAAGCCATGATATTTTTATGCGCCGCACTCATTCCTGATGTGGTTGTGTACGATGACCCAAGGATAGCGTTGGCCAAGCCCATGACAGTCCAGACACCACCAGCGTCAATGAACCTAGCAGCCTTCACATACTCCTCGTCGTATCGCTTAGGCGTGTTGCGCTTGGTGCTATCCCTTGTGCCAATGTAGTCTTCGATATCCAGTTGCACCTCGGCCTCCCCTTCCTCATCGACATGTGCATAATACGCAAACCACTTGCAGTTGCTTTCGCCCCTCTGCCACTTGTCGTTTACGTTCATTGAAAATTCTATAATCTCACCGTTCTCCGGGACTATGGCCTGTGCGCATTTCCCTGTGACGAACACCTCTTCCCCATTATCAACGCGAACTCCAAACGCGGCTGTTGGAACAAAGTCCACCCCATTCGGGTGTGGTCGGTTAACAACATTCTTAATCTCCACCTCCGCAACAACTGGCTGTAGTTTTACTGCATTAAGCTGAATATCCATTTTAGCCCCCTTGGCATTCGGATTTTAAAATCACCACACGGCGTAGCGCGCGGCCTGTATCAAAGTCTTTGACAAGGACAGAGGATATAGCTATGGTATCGAGGTGTCAATCAGAAAGGAGAGGCAAGATGTCTCGTAAAGAACTGAATGCTGTAGAAGAATTGAAGTCGGCAACCGATTGGTTGGTCTCGGTGCAATCTAATGAAGGCGGCAAGCACACCGATGCAATAAGAAGCTGGGAGGAAGCCGTGTCTCGGTTTCGCGAGGAGTACAGCTTGCAACCAGCGCCTGAGCCTGCATAACGTCAGGAGGAGAGGTGCTGAGTATTTGCCTGCTCGCTCATCCAGCTTTACTTCCTTTTGGAAGACTCTCCACGAACCTCGGAGCAAAGCCATTGTTCGCCCAATACCTGAACCCCAATACGCGACTCATCATCTTAATGGACGGTGAGCCGATAGAGATTGTCAGGTTTATGGATATTGATGGCCAAGACACGGATGACTTGGACGAAGCCATCGCTTGTGTGGCTGGGCCTGACCTCGACGGCAATTGGTACACGATGCCAATCCACGATGATGTGCGAACAACAATCCACTAAAAGTTATATGGAACATATTTATGACCGATAAGGAATTGACCACCCTCGAAAAGCTTGAGGAAGAGTGCAACCAGTGGGCTGGGCTATACGCCGCCGAAGCTGAAAGCACAGCCGACATGCGGGGAAAGATTACCAAACTGCAGTCAGACAACGACGCGCTACGGCAGGAGGTCAAGCGGCTTACTGACCTGTTGGACGGCTATGTGGAGGCACAGCGATGACCAATAAAAACACCATCACGCGGAAAAGACCGCCAAATGCGAGATCGCTATCCTTCGAGGACAAAGTTCGCGTGGCTTGGGCATATCACTGCGAGCATATTCCACAACAGACTTTGAGCGCGTTGTACGGCGTAAATGCTGGCAGAATAAATGAAGCTTGCATGGCCGTCTCAAAAGCTTTGAAGGAGGCAGATTGATGTTTTCGCCTATGAGGAATGAGATGGAGAAGGTGAGCCAACTGACTTCCCGCATCGCTGAACTTGAGGCAGAGCGTGATGAAGCCCTGAACCAGCTATCCAGCATGACACACGCAGTGCAGACGCTTGAGAGGCACGGCGAGAAGGTTAAGGCAGAGCGGGAAAAGCTGAAAGCCGAGGTAGAGGCTTGGCGTGATCGGTTTCAATACTGCGGCTTCGATGGCACGTCCATAGTGATGAGCGGATAGGGAGACAGAGAATGACTGACAAAGCACCAGAGTTTATATGGGCTATAGATAAAGTAGATTTAAGACAGTACGTCCATAGAGACACTCATCAAGCCCTAGAAGCAGAGAACAATCGACTGCGGGAGGCTTTGAAGGAAATAGACGAAGGTTCTGTTGATATATCTGAGGCGGCTATGGTTGCCCGCGCAGCATTGGAGACAGAGAAATGAGTGAAGTTCGAGGGCCATTTATCGAATATGATTGTGTCGTTTGCGGGCGCGTCGTTCAAGAAAATGTCAACATGCCCCGACATAAAGTTTCGGAACGCATAGCGGAGGCACACAACAATCCACGCACTCGCATTTGCGCCGGATGCT